ATAAAATATTGTTTTACCAAATTTTTTAGCTCCCTCTAAAACAGTATTACCTACTTTACCGTAATCTTGATTACTTACTCCATCAAATAAATTTTTTAAAAATCCAGGATCTTTAGTTACTACAGATTTATCCATTATTGTATCTTGTATTACTCCAAAGCCATCAGCCCCACCTATATTACCTATATTGGCAGCTTCTGACCCACCTGATCCAATAGCGTCCATCCCTGTGTAAGTTGGTCCAGTTTGACTATTTACACCTTGAACAGATGTAACCTTATTTTGAAATAAATCTTTTATACCACCACTACCTGTAGGCTTACTAAAGTATTTACTAAACGTACCGCTACCTTGAGTGCCTGGAGTAAATCCACCTGTTGAAGAAAAAGGATTGCCTTGAAAATCTGCGCCACCTAAATACCTAGATCCTTGACCAATAGCATAATTCATTGCTCCAGATTTTAGACCTGAACTAATACTTCCTGTTTGATCGAAGGTACCTAGACCCGACATTGCTGCTGCAATTGCTGGGTTAAAAGGTGCAACAAACGGTGCAGCTTTAACTGCAATATCTGCTACTTCATTGGGTATAATTTTTCTTACGAATTTTTTAAGCGAACTTCCTAAACCAAAATTTTCTCTTGGTGCAACTTCCATAATTCCACCATTTGCTTGTAGTTGTCTGTTCATTAAAGATCTAGATATTGCCATAATTTAAATATATTTATATTGTTAAGCAGGCATCGAAATCCTGTAATACGGTACTTTATTTGATTTTTTTGGTATCGTCAACAGGTTTTACAGGTCGTGTAGCTTGCCACAAATCATCTCTAAAACGACCTTTATATTGATGGTCTCCGACATGAGTAATATAGTCATCTATGTAACCATACACCTTACCTCCTATATCTGCCCATCTTTGACAAAAACCAAAGTCTTCTCCAAAATAACGTTTAGTTTTAATATCATGCAAAGTGTCAAAAAGATTATACATATTGTCTTTCTTAACTTCTTTACCGTTGATAATAGTAGGTTGAAAAATTTCTAGTTCAGGGTAAGCCTTAATCATTTTATCCAACACTTCTCTTTTAATCAACATACATCCAGTAGGAGCATGAGTAAGTTCTATGACCCCTTCATCTACTGTTATTGAGTGTGGATCTTTTATTTTAACAGGGAAAGTATACCCCGCTGTAGCTAGTTCTTCAGCTTTGGTAACAGCATTTTCTTTTACAGTAGTTCTTCTCCACATTTTATCCCAATTTAAATCCTTCATAGGATAAGGACATGATATAATATCTTTATCTTTTTCAAGCATTTTAAAAATAGTTTCTGCTTCAAAATCTATATCCGAATCTATAAACAATAAATGAGTGTAATTCTCAGGACCGTTTAACATTTCAGCTACACATAAGTTTCGTCCTTGTGTCACTAGTGAGGATTTTAATAAAGTAAAACTAACTTGTATTTTTTTTTGCCAACACTCCATTTGAAATTTTAAAACCGCTTGAGTGTAGTGCATAGAAACATCGCTATGACAAGGAGTACATACCATGATTTTATGGGGAGAACGTTCTAAATTTATTTCTATAACTTCTGTGTTTGATCCTACTTTGTTTGTTTTTATCGTTTGATAAGTATCTGCATTAGGCGTAGTAATTTTATCTTCATTAAACCATATAGGTTCATTAGGCTTTCGCATGTTGTATTGCTCCTTCTAAAAATTTAGTCCAAGAAGAAGCTTGCTTAGGCCACCCGTAATAAATTTTTGCATAACTCGATTGAGAATCGAGATGATTAATAATACTTTGGTCATGTATAGTTTTAGCTGCTGCTTCTATACCATAAGCAAATTTCTCAGCTAATCCTCTGTAATTTTCATCATAGGGTATATACATTGGGAATTCTGCACCAGTCTCAAATAGAGCTCCATAGTTCGTAGTAATACAATACAGGCCCGCGGCCATAGATTCTAATAAAGATATACAAGAAGTTTCTTCAAAGATACTTGGGTAAACATACATGTTATAATTATGCAAGTTATCTAAAATATAATCGTTGGGTTTGTATCCAATGTAATTAACGTTAGGTAGATTTCTTGCTTGTTCATATAAAGACTCATAGTTCTTCTCATTATTATCATAAAAATTTTTACCATATACTTCTGTGGAAGAGTAAACATCTAAAGTAATTAAAGGGTTTTTAACAAGTTGCATTGCACCTAATAAAACTGAAAGTCCTCGCCAAGGTGTGTTTTGATGTATAATTTTAAGAGGCTGTCCTTGTTTGTAAGGAGCAGCTTGTTTGATATCTTTACCTAAACCATTTTTTATTACAATGCATTTATAGTTAGGTAGATTGTACATCATTCTAAATTTCTCATGACTCCAATGAGAGTTAAATACATACCAATCATATTTATCATGATTAGATTTGTCACTCATCCAGGGAGCAATATTAGGTTGGTCGTATGAATTTTTTTGCCAAAGTATGTTTAACTTTGTTGGATGTAATGGAATTTTCTCAGGGACAGATGTAGTGATTTGAACTTGATCTAATAATTTTGGATCAACGTATTTTTTTAAATACTCAAATTGAAGTTCTGTTCCGCCTTTAGGATTTTGGTTTGTCATTATTTTGATTCATTACTTTCTGTAAAACGTTTAGTCCTTTCGGTGATACATGAACTGTCAAATCTTGAGCAACATGTTCTGCTACTGTTTCAGTATTTGGATCAGCTATATCAGCGTCTTTCTCTGTTTCGTCTTTATATATTTTATTAGTTCTAGTATTTCTTAGAACTATTACTGTCGTACAATCTATTGTTAATATGTCTTTATCCATTTTGTTGTGACCTATTTATTAAAGCATAACTAACAATACCTGATATTTCATTTGCTGTTCCTGCTTTCATTTTTATAGCATCTCCTGCTTCTAAATTCAAGGTATTTGTTAACATATTAACTGTGGCTTTATTTAGTGCCTCATGGGATATTTGTACATCTGCACCTGCCCCATTTTTTCTAATAAATAAATCAGTATCAACAGCACTGGCAGTGTCATGTACTGCTTGAACTGTTTTAACTATTGCAACAGAAGACGTATTAACAGTCAATACTGTTGTAATATTAGTTGTTGTTAAATTAAAAGTTTCGTTTTTATATTGTATAGTCATTAGGATAAAAAATAATTGTATGTATCTTGTTCTTCTTTTAAATCGTTTTGAAATGAAAAGTTAAGTTGGTCTTTTACAGTTGCCAAAGATTCTAAAATTTGTCTTTGATTTTCTATTTCATATTCTTGTTTAGGTTCAGGTATGTATGCAGTTACTTTAGCCATTATCTTCTACCATCGGGTTTTGCATCTAATCTTAATGTACCATAACGCCATGTCTCACCTACAGCATCATTTTCTATTTGAATTGATACAAATCTTGCTCTTGCACGAGTATCTATTTTATCAGTAGTAGTGGTAATTGTAAAAGGTCCTAAAGAAGAACTCACTGCTGCTTCACTAGGATAGTCATTCAAAAATAAAGTTATTTTTGAATTACCGGTTAATATTTTAAAATCTGGTATAAACCTTTTAACGGACATCATATATTCTCCGTCACCTGTAAAATCCGCTACATTATTATTATTAGTTATCTCAAAATCTCCAGATAAAATAAAAGCATCAATTGAAGTTGTACCACTACTATTGACTTGATCGGTTCCAGTTTCTTGAGCATAGTAAGTAGATGAACCATATGTATTTGTAATTCCTTGTATTGGAAAATTAGGTAGTGCTGTTTTATTATACTCAGTTGCATAAGGTAAATTAAAAACTCCTTGATCTAAATAGCTGGTTCTTGAAAGTGAACCAGTAGTCCAACAATCTTCTGAATAATTATAAGTTACACATCTGTCTATTTGAGATGAACCTGCTTTAGGGTAGAACCAATTAATTTCATTATATAAAGTATTGTGTTCTGCGTAAATAAGAGGACTTGAAGAATAACTAAGTCCTAAATTATTACCCTTATCTGTAAATACAAAATCTTCAACTAAACATGGTATAGATTTTACAGTACCATCAAACATAAAAAATCCACCTTCACCCGACATCCAAAAGACAATACCATTAGAATAGCTTAATGCATTCTGTCCAATCAAACCACAGTTAGTACCCATTTGTCTTACTGAAAAAGTAAAAGGTGGACCAACGTATTGAATTACATAAGCTGCAAGATCTGTTAGAACTAATGTATAGTCTTTACCAGAAACTGCTCCAATAATTTCATTACCTTTATCTAACCTAAACGTCCCCGCAGTATTTGTTGCAGTGGGTTGATAAGTATTAAAATCTTCTTGGTTAGAAAATCTTATAAACATTGGATCTTGTGTTGTATTATCTCCAATAGTTGTCTCTGTTCCAAAATGAAATAAATGTCTATCCCTATCTGAAACTTGTGTTAATCTTGTTTTAGTAGGAGCATTAGCCATAACAACAGCTCTGTTTGCCCTTGGCGATGCTGCGCCTGCATTCCATGTAAATGTTTTACCATTATGAATAGTTGCTATTAATATTTGACCAAAATTATCTAAAGACCAAAGACCTGCATCTAAAGTTACACCACTAGTCGCACTTGCAGTTCCCCATGTGCTTGAACCCCAAGTAGATGTTCCCCACCCTAAACCTGCAGTTTGAAACGTCGGACCAACAATTTCATAAGGATTAACTGTAGCTGATCCAGTACCAGTACTAGCCCCTGCTGAGTTAGTAGGCATTGTAATTTGAAAAGTATTGTTTGTTTTGTTTAAGACTTCAAAAGTATTGCCTGTAAAATCTCCTGTTGCATAACCCGAACTTGTAGGAACTGTTACTGCAGTAAAAGTTATATATCTTCCGTCTAGTAATCCATGACTGGTTTTATTAACTGTTACTGTAGGAGATCCAGACGTAACAGTGAAAGTACAACCTGTAATAACATCATCATCCAAAGGACTAATATCAATAAACTCATCATTATAGAATAAAAATAAACCTTGAGATGTTCCTACAGCCGAATATTTTTCTCCCGCTATTGAAGTAAAATCATGTTGTGCTCTCGCTACCCCAGGTAAAGTATTATTATTTGTAGTTAGTTGCGACCAACCACCTATTTTTTCAGAAAGTCCATATCTAAATCTTACAAAATCACCATCAACCCATTGAGACTCAGCCCCTGATTCAGTGGCTTGTTTGTTAAAACCAGGTTTAAAATTAAGTTTTTGCAGCATAGTAATCGATTATATATTGAGATTTACTTAAAATCTAGCTCTTATTACCATTCCAAACGTCGAAGGAACAATTAAAGGCTATCACAGTTTTACGTTTTTTGGAAGTGTTCTTTTTAGATCGGTGGTATTTATATGAAGGAAATATAATAATATCGCCTTCTTTAGCATCTACGCTAGTACCATCTAAAAATTCAGTGGTCATAGACTTGTTAGGAAGCTCTAGATAATATACTCCTGCAAACTGAGACTCTCCGTGGTTATGGTAATTATGAGAATCACCTTTTATATACTGTTGAAACCATCCAGATTTTATACTCCAAGTTCTAGATTTAAATAAGTCACATAACATAACCATATGATCTTTAAGGTTATGATAAAAATACTCTAAGTACTCTCTTTCAAAATTTTTAGGTAAATAGAAATCAGAGTGGTTTATAGTATCACCAGCTTCTTTAACACTAGTTGGTGGTATGTTAGAAATTAATTTTAAAAGATGTTCTTTTATTTCAGAGTGTTTTTTAAAAGGATGTACCCACATTAAAGTTTAAACTGTCCTACAGTTTCACCTTGATTAGTTATTTCACCGTATTTACCTCGTAACACCGTATCAAAAGAAATAGATAAACGAGGTTTTTTATTTTGATGGGTGTCTACATAATGAAAAAAATAAGAAGGGAATATTATAAAATGGTCTTTTATACAATTATATTGACATACATTGCTATTGATCTGATTATATTGTTTAACAATAGGTAAATTTGGTTGAGGATGAGGTCTTATAAATTTTATAGGTGGGTAGTCTGTACCATCACCATCTAAAAATAATGTACCACTTAAAAAAGTATTCATATGATTATGGGGTGGATGG